ACTTGTTGCGAATATTGCGGACATTTGTGAAAACGAGTTCACAGCGGATGAGTACGCACTGTTCACTGAGCAAGCTGAACAAAAGATTTACAACACTGTTCAGCTTGCCAACCTACGTAAGAACGTAACGGGTACGTTAACGGTAAACAATAAGTATGTGTCTTGCCCCGGCGACTTCCTGTCTACGTACTCTTTAGCGGTTATTGAGAATTACGGATTGGCTACGGAGAACTACACATTCTTGTTGAACAAGGATGTTAACTTTATTCGTGAGTCCTACCCAACGCCGGCAGATACAGGTTTGCCAGAGTATTACGCAATCTTTGGCCCGCAATCTACGGCGGTAAACGAACTGTCGTTCATTCTTGGACCTACGCCGAACAGTGCCTACAAACTAGAACTGCACTATTACTACTACCCGGAGTCAATTGTCACCGCTGGTACGACATGGCTTGGCGATAACTTTGATTCTGCATTGCTAAACGGCGCTCTTGTTGAGGCTATTCGCTTTATGAAGGGTGAGCCTGACCTTATCAATGTTTACCAGACAATGTACATGCAAGCACTTGAGTTGCTTAAAAATCTGGGTGATGGCAAGCAACGTATGGATGCGTACCGTGATGGTCAAGTTAGGATTCCAGTTAAATGATCTCGCAAACACAGACCACCAGCTTCAAAGCCGAGCTATATCAGGGGGTACATGACTTAGACACGGATGTGATTAAGATCGCGCTGTACACGGCTTTTGCTAATCTGGATGCGGATACACTTATTTATAGCGCGACTAATGAAGTGGTAGCGTCAGGCTACACGGCTGGCGGTGCAGTTATGACGGGCATTACGGTTAACACATCCGGCACTACGGCCTATGTAAATTTTGCTAATGTATCATTTACGTCTGCTCTTACTGCTCGCGGCGCGTTAATTTACAACTCCAGCCAAGGTAACAAATCTATTGCTGTGCTGGACTTTGGATCAGACAAAACGTCAACGACCACATTTACGATTACGATGCCTGCGAACACTTCGACAACAGCGTTAATTCGCAGTAGCTATTAGGAGCAATAAATGCTTATCGAACAAATGACCATTAACGGCTACTACCATGTGGTCTGCACAGACGCTGCGGGCAAGGTTAAGTGGGAAGACGATATTGAGAACTTGGTTACGACTGTTGGCAAGAACGCGACCTTGAACTCCATCTTAGGTAACGCTGGTGCTGGTGTTGTGCTGATGGGTTTGAAGGGTGTGGGTACAGCCGTTGTGGGGGATACCATGACTTCTCACGCTGCGTGGGCGGAGATTACGGCGATTGCTGCACGGGTAGCTCCTGTGTTTGCTACGGCAGCAGGCGGCTCCAAGACAACTTCTACGACTACAAACTTTACGATGACAGGTTCGGCTACGGTGGCGGGCTGCTTTATTGTCCTTGGTGGTACTACGGTGCCGGGCAATACGACAGGCATCTTGTTCTCCGCTGGCGATTTCGCATCTACCAGAACTGTTGTAGCTACAGATATTCTGCTGATAACCTACACTGCAACAATCACCTAATCATGTTTGCTAACGCCGCATTTGCTGCTGCACCTTTTTCTACTGCCTCCGGGGAGGCTTTTTTGGTTAGCATTAGTGAGAACATTGGTGTAATAGCTGAAGCGCAGAGTGTTATTGCACAGTTACCAGCACTAGTAATTGAAACGATGTCTATAGCGGATACAGAATCATCAACTTTGACAGCCATTTGGACAGTGATTGATACGACGCAAACGCCGCCTGATCCAAACTGGCAGACAATAGTTAACCCATAAAAGGTGCAAAATGGCTTTAATTATTAAAGATCGCGTAAAAGAGAACACCAATACGGTAGGAACAGGGCCGGTTACGCTTACTGGCACATTCCCCGGCTATCAGGCATTCTCGGTTATCGGCAACGCCAACACCACGTACTACGCCATTGTCAGCCAAGTAGCTAATGAATGGGAAGTGGGTATTGGTACGTACACACTGGTAGGTACAAGTGTGGCTAGAGATACGGTTTTATCGTCTTCCAGCTTATCTTCCATTGCAGCAATTTCGTCCATCAGCCAAGCAACCACTACGGTTACTGTTAATACGGCTGCGGCGCACGGCATAACGGCTGGGCAAGTAATTACTGTTAACGCTGTTGCCGACGCCACGGCGTTAGTTTCTGGCGCAACGGTTACTATTCTGACGGTTGGGACTACCAACTTTGTAGCAATTGGCGCGGCATCAAATACGGTAGGTGTTAGCTTTACGGCCACAGGCTCCGGTACTGGCACTGGTACGGTCACGCTTGACGCACAAGGTACAGGCAAAACAGTTTTAACAGCAGGCGGATCAATACTTACCTACGCAGGAGCTAGCGCAACGTACACGGCGGTTACGCTGTTGACGGGTTTTGCTGGAGTTTTGACGCCATTCACATCGGGTAGTAAAGATGTGTTCGTTACCTACCCTGCCGAGAGAGCAGTCTATGCGGACGGGTTAAATATCATTGCGGATAACGCCGCACTTACCCCAGTATCTTCTGGCGGTACAGGTTTGGCTACATTACAAGCTAACTTCATTCCTTATGGCGATGGAGCAAACCCTTTTGCCAACAACGTTAATTTGTCATACAACGGTACAACTCTACGGGTAGGTACTGCGGCTTTACTGGCGGTAACAAACCCAGCTATTGCTGGCACAGGTAGTGTAAACGACCACATTCAAAATTACATTTACAACGCCAACTCTGGAACAAGCGCTTCTGCCAACTATTTTGTATATACAAATAATAGTACGGATGCGGCTGGTTGGGGTAACTTTGGGTATACAAGCTCTACGTTTAATGACGCGGCATATACTGTTACTGGTTTTAATGAGACTTACTTATTTGCTTCGGCATTAAACGCGTCTTTCACAGGCAACATGGTTTACGCAACCTCAAGCACAGGTTCGGCTAACGCGCATCAGTGGTACGTCGGCGGCTTTAATCAGGTCAAAGGCGCGTACAAGATGCAGCTTAATGCTTCTAATCTAACATTAGCATTGCCAATCGTAGCGGGGGCTAACGCTATAGGTTGTGGCGCGATTACTTCGGCCTCTGGAAATATTACTGCTACAACAGGCAACATTTCAACAACAGCGGGTAGCATTACTTCCGCAACTACGCTTACAGCAACATCCGGTGACATCACAGCGACAGCGGGAAATGTTGTAGTTAGTTCAATTAGGCCAACCGCAGGTACAACTTTAGTTTCACCTATTGCTTTAACGGCAGGTACAAACCTAACCTCCTCTGCTGCTGGTGCTATTGAGTTTGATGGCGTAAACATATACGGCACTTTAGACACAACGACTGGCCGTAGCTCGGTAGGTTTATACAACCAATTTAAATTAGCGGCTAACGGCGGGGCTATTGCTGCGGCTATTGCTAACTACTTTGGTACAACTTCAAATATTGCGTTGGTTGCTAATGCGCTGTACGAGATTGAGATTACGGCGTACTTCTTAAAGACAACCGCTGGCACGGTTACATGGACGCTGACTAACTCCGCTGCACCAACCTCTCAGAATATTTATTACGAGATGTCGCCAATCACAGGTATCGTTGCGCCGCCCGGTACAGCGACCATGCTGGAAGGCCAAGCAGTTAACTCAACAGCGGCCTACTCATTTGTTACAGGCTCATTGACCACGGCAGTTAATCATTTTGCGCGGTTTAGAATTCAATTGGTTAACGGCACAGGCACTAGCCTTCGAATACAAGTTACACAATCAGCCGGTACGCTTACGCCGTTGGCTGGAAGTATCTGGACTGCGCGTCGTTTGAACCCAACTAACAACGGTACCTACGCGGCTTAATCGGAGTAAACAATGACTACGCAAGCAACATCTCTACTAGGTCTAGCCTTACCGATTACCGGAGAACTTGACGGTACGTGGGGTGATGTCGTTAATGATTCAATCACTTCACTGCTTGATACGGCGATTGCGGGCACGACCACGCTAACTGCGGATGCGGATGTTACGCTCTCAACTACCACACTAGCGTCCAACCAAGCCCGTCAGGCAATCATTGTGTGGACGGCTAGTGGCACGGTAACACGGTATATCACTGCTCCGGCATCCAGTAAGACCTACGTTGTTATCAACAACACGGGCGGCACCCAGGCGATTGTGATTCGTGGCGTTGGTCCAACCACAGGTGTTTCAATCTTTGCTGGCGGTAAGGCTCTGGTTGCTTGGAACGGCACAGACTTTGTACGTGTTGGTGCTTCAGCCGGTGGCTCAGATACGCAGGTTCAGTTTAATAGCTCAGACAACTTAGCTGGCTCGTTGAACTTTACGTGGGACGGCAACGCAGTACAGATTGGCGGAGAAAAAGCATTACGGATGGCGGATGCAGACTCGTCTAACTATGTTGGGTTCAAATCCCCCGCTGTAGTTGCGACCAGTACAACTTACACACTGCCTAGCGTAGACGGCTCGCCCGGCCAGAACTTAACGACGAATGGTACTGGTGGAATGTCATGGGCTACAGCAGGCGCGGCGGCAACAGGCGCTATTTGGGTGAACAACACCACGGTTTCAACGAACTATACTATTGCCACAAACACAAACGGATTTAGTGTTGGCCCGATTACGATTGGGTCTGGCTATGCGGTAACGGTAGCATCCGGTCAACGCTGGTTAGTATTTTAAGAGGAATAAACATGAGTACAATTTCATCGGGTACCACCATCAGCACTGCGCTAGTGAGCGCGGGCGATACTACGGGTGCGCTTGTGTTTAAGACGGGTTCTGGTGCAACTACAGCCATGACGATTGGGTCAGATCAAAGCGTGACGTTTGCGGGGGTTGTAAGTGGTGTAAATAATGTTCAAGAGTTCACCGCATCAGGTACGTGGACTAAACCTATTGGCGCTACGTTTGTAATGGTCGAGTGTTGGGGCGCAGGTGGTGGCGGTGGTTCAGGCCGTAGAGGGTCTGCCGGTTCTTATCGTGCAGGCGGCGCAGGGGGAGGAGGAGGAGTTCATGTTAAATATATGTTTAAAGCCAGCGATCTTACTTCCACAGTAACGGTGACTTTGGGTGCTGGCGGCACTGCTGGTGCGGCTCAAACCGTTGATAGTACAGATGGAAATTCTGGAGTTGCTGGTGGCAATACTACATTTGGGGCTTACCTAACTGCCTATGGCGGTGGCGGTGGATTTAAAGGTACAAGTAGTACTGCTGGATATTCCCCGGGCGGCGGCGGTGGTGGGACAGGTACAGCAGGTAGCACTGGCAGTAGCGTTAATGGTGGAGCAAGCGGAGGAACCCCAAGAAGCACATATTTTGGCGCTGCTTCATCAGGTAATGGAGACAATATTGGTGGGGGAGGCGCAGGATATTTTGGTGGCGATGGATCACAGGCAGAATGGGGTGGCGGTAGTGGTGGTGGTGGTATTTATATTGTCAATACATCCGGGGGTAGTTCAATTTTTGGTGGCGGGGGCGGCGGTGCTGGTGCGGGTATAGACAACACAAATGCAATTGGTGCTGGTGGTGCTGGTGGTGGAATTGGCACTTATAGCTCTGGCGGCGGCGGGGCAGGGGGGGCTTCCGGTCTTAATGGCACTGCTGGATCTCAATCGGCTAGTAGGGGATCGGGTACTGGCGGTGGCGGTGGAGGTTGCTCGCTTACTACCGCTGGCAATGGTGGTGCTGGTGGGCAAGGAGGCGGTGGTGGTGCTGGTGGTGCAGGTTCATTAAATAGCAATAGTTCTGGTGCAGGCGGTGCAGGCGGTGCAGGTTATGCACGAGTTTATAGCTGGTAACGGATTAATTGGAGTAACACATGTCTATAACTATTGACGGCACAGCCGGGATAACATTCCCAAATACAACAAACCAAATTACAGCAGCAGTCACCAACTTTCAAGAGTTCACAGCCTCCGGCACATGGACTAAACCCGCAGGCTCTACGTTTGTAATGGTCGAGTGTTGGGGCGCAGGTGGTGGCGGCGGGTCAGGTCGTAGAGGAGCGGCGGGTACAAGCCGTGGCGGCGGTGGTGGCGGTGGTGGTGGCGCATATGTTTATCGTCTTTTTAAAGCTAGTGATCTTACCGCCACCGTAACTGCGACGATAGGCGCGGGAGGCACCGCTGGCGCAGCGACAACAGTAGATAATACAAGTGGAAGTAATGGGGTAGTGGGCGGGGATACTACTTTTGGTGCGTATCTATCTGCTTATGGTGGGGGTTACGGATCACAGGGTATAAATACGTCTTCTACTGGCGGTGGTGGTGGTGGAGGCGGTGCATTAACGTCCGGATCGGGGGCCGATGGTGGCTTTCCGCGCATCAGTGGTAGTGGTTTTGGTCAGTTTGGCGGCGGTAGTGGCGGCACTTCCAGCGCTAATGGGTCATCTGGTTTTGGTGGTGGTGGGGGCGGTAATTACCGAGTCAGCGGTTCGGGGTTATCGGGATTTTGCTCGTATCAAGGTGGTTCTGGCGGCGGTGCAGGCGGGACGCTTGAGCAAACAAATACATCAACTCTGGGCGGTGCTGGCGGCTCAATTGCTGGCGATACCGGTGGTGGTGGTACGGCTGGTGCTGCACCCGCTTCGGCTACAAGCGCTGGCGGCAATGGAGGTGCTGGAACAACATTCCGGTTCGGTGGTGGTGGTGGTGGATCAGGTGGCACTACATCTGGTGTTGGCGGCACAGGGGGTGCTGGCGGTATTGCTGCCGGTGGTGGCGGTGGTGGCGGTTCAATAAATGGATCAGACTCCGGTGCTGGCGGTGCTGGCGGTTCGGGTTGTATTCGCGTTTATACATGGTGATTAAAATGACAAACAAATACGCAAAAGTAGAAAACGGTGTAGTTACTAATATGATCGTAGCTGACAGCGAGTGGGCTAGTGAGCAAGGCTTAGTGCTTTGCCCAGACTACGATGATGCTGGTCAGGCTCTTGGCATTGGTGCTACTTACGAAAACTGGCAGTTCACGGCTTACGTTGCGCCAGAGCCTACGCCCGTAGCAGCGCCGACTAAAGAAGAACTGATGGCACAACTTGCCGTACTGTCTGCGCAAATACAAGCGTTAACCCCGACAGAAGTGATTGCCCCAGTAGTCGAGCCGGTGGTTGAGCCTGTCGTAGAGGCAGTAGTCGAGACAATCTCTGAGCCAGTAGTAGAAGTCACGCCAGAACCAACACCGGAGTAATACATGACAACTTTGATAAACGCGGACACAGTAGTAGGCGGGGCAGTCATTACTGGCGATGCGTCAGGTAACCTTGCTTTGCAGTCGGGCGGCGTAACAGGCTTGACCGTTAGTTCCGGCGGTGCAGTGACGTTTGCGGGGGCTGTAAATGGTATAAATAATGTGCAGGAATTCACATCATCCGGTACGTGGACTAAGCCTACAGGGTGTACGTTTGTTCAAGTTGAGTTGTGGGGCGCTGGTGGTGGCGGTGGATCAGGCCGAAGGGGTGCAACAAGCAATTTAAGAAAGGGCGGTGGTGGTGGTGGTGGTGGCGCTTTAGTAAGGTTGATGTTTAAAGCAAGTGATCTTACCTCTACTGTTGCGGTTACTCTTGGCGCGGGCGGTACAGGTGGTGCAGCAGTTACCGCTAATGATACCGCTGGTAATGTTGGAACGGTTGGTGGTAGTACAACTTTTGGCGCATATTTAACAAGTTACGGCGGAGGTGCAGGCGCTGCTGGCGATAACGTAGCAAATGCTTCTTCTGGAGGAGGGGGTGGGGGATCTGCTGGTGCTGGTGGTAATGGGGGAACTTTATCCGGCGGCGGCGATCCGTCCAGTGCATATTTTGGTGGCACAACAAATGGTCTTAACACAGGCGGTGGAGGTGGAGGTTGTCAAAATGGCACTCAAGGATCAAGTGCCGAATGGGGTGGTGGCGCAGGCGGCGGCGCAGAATCTACTGGAGTTGCTGGTAGTGATGCGGGCAGTTCTGTTTTTGCTGCTGGCGGAGGCGGGGGTGGGGCAGGAATAACAAGTGCTAATGTTGCCAGTGCTGGTGGTGCTGGGGGAGAAACAAATAGTTACGCGTCTGGCGGTGGAGGCGCAGCGGGACGCCCCGGAACAGCGGGCACACAATCCGCGACAACTGGGTCTGGTAGTGGTGGCGGAGGCGGATCGTCTAATGTAACACTTATTGGTGGTAGTGGCGGTGCTGGTGGTGCTGGTGGCGGCGGCGGTGGTGGAGGTAGTGGCGCACTCAATGGCGTCAATTCAGGCGCTGGTGGTGCTGGTGGTATAGGTTATGCACGAATTTATAGCTGGTAACAAACAAAAAATGTATGGACCCAATAACAATCGGTGCGGCATTTGCAGTAGCCAAAGCGGCTGTTGCTGGGGTGAAGGAGGCCATTGCGCTTAGTAAGGAAGTGCAAAAGGGAGGTAACGAATAATGATGACGCTATTTACAACACTAATTTCTTTCTTGTCTGGCGGTCTACCAAAGTTACTGGATTTCTTCCAAGACAAACAAGATAAGAAGCACGAGCTAGCCTTGGCCCAGATTCAAGTGCAATCTCAACTTGAGATGCAAAAAGCTGGCTTTCAGTCCCAAGAGCAT